CTTAAATGGTATTCGTCTTTGTACATTCATATTACTATAAAATGTTGTTCTTGCCACAGTATATTGTTGTCCTGTAGATAATTGACTAAAGTTTCTAAAAAGACCTGGTTGTGCTGACACACCATCATTTGAAAATGCGTCAATACGATATAAATAAAATTCTCTATTTGCTGGCACAGTATAGATACTTGCCTGACTTCTACCATCACCAATTCTTATTCCTGCATAAGTTGTACCTGCATTTTTTAAAGTTATCGTTCCTATGTTTGTTGTACCACTTGTTAAAATAACATCATTAATTCTGAAAAATAAACTTGTAACTGGTGCTGAAGCACTATTAAGTGTAACAGTTTGAGTTTTGTCATTATAATCAGAATCTAAACCTTGTATTAAAACTGTTTTGCCATTATCTGATGTTGATGTACTTTCAACGGTCATCGCTAAACCTGAACCTGTAGGATAGGTATATGTGCCAGCAACATCCCAAGCAGGTATAAAAGATGTAGTAACATTAGTTTGATAGCCAAAAATGTTTCTTACAGTTGCACCTCTTATTTGGCCTCGTGCAAGTAACAATCGTTCATCATTTATAAAATTGTTTGACATTATCCTTTAATCCAATTTTTTGCTAAAGTAAAGTTTGCGGTACTAAACTCTAGTCTATCTACTAATTTTACTGCGTTGCCCATTCTATCTACAGCAACATAACCTTCAGGATTTGTTACTTCAAACCCATTACCCTTTTGTAAGAAAGTTCCTATTGATTTAATTTGATTCATTTTATTAACTAAAAAGTTTTTAACTCTTTGTAAAGTTATGTAACTAGCCATAGCAAAGTAAATTTCATTTTCGTTGCTATCAATAAATCTTAAACCATCGTTTCTTATTTGTTCGTATTTCTTTTTAGCATTAGCAGTTTTTTTATTTGACGCTTCGTCATCTAATACTTTAGCGTAATATGTTCTAAATTCTGATTGTAATTTTCTGACGTTCTGTATAGATTGTCCTGCTCTTATTTGAGTATTGAAAAATATTTTTAATCTCATACCTACTGATAACATATTAGTTTGTCTTTTTAATAAGTCTAAAACTTTTTTACCTTTTGATATTGATCCCATTGCCATTCTTAACATACTATCATACTGAGCACTTTCTGTTGTAGTAAATGTAGCAACACCAGATGAGTCTTTATAACTTGCGTCATCAAAAAATACTGCTGGCGTCTTTGCAAAACGATTTACATTAACGCCAAAACTTGCTTTGAGATCGGCCATCTTTCTGCCTGTGTAAGAAGTGTGAAAAATGATACCTAGTTTAGCTCTTTTGATTCTACGTGCAAGGTCAGTATTCTCTGGTACAGCGTATGTTATAGTGTTAGGTGTAAATGCGAGAGCATCCTCACCTCTTATAGATACGGACTTAATGTCGCCAGGTGTAAACAACAAGTCGCCTTGTACAACACCTTTGATACCTAATTTTGGTAATTCTTTTAAACATACAGATAGTTTATCTACTAAACCGCCTGCGTGATTTTTTCTAATGTCTGATTGTGTGTAATTTATTTTAGGAGTTACGTTGAATACAGATTTTGATCCTACAAAAAATCTGCCGTTTTCAGGATTAATACCACAGAATACAGCAGGTGCACCATCCCATTTAACAGATACGTTTAATTTTCTACGAGATGAACCAACAAGCATGTTTCTTATAGATTTAAGAAACTCTACAGCATTGACACCACCTTGGTATCCGTTATTAATAATTTCGTCTTCTAAATGTTCTAAATGAGTGTTTTTTGCCTCATTTAAATATTGTTTAAAACTATACATTGTTCTCCCACTATACCCATTATAACAAAAAATTGTGCTTTTGTCAAGCAAAAAATATCAATAATCCCATAATAAATCACTTCTTACTAGACTATTTATACTATTTTGCTATTACAAATTTACCTGATAGGGGAGTCCTTGATGTTATGTACTCAAACATCAATCTTAATACTTTATTGCCTTCGTCTTTTTTGTTTTCTGCAAAAAACTTTTTAAGTACAGGCATAACTTCGTTGATAACATATATGGCACTTATAGCACCTCTCTCATAATCAAATCTTGGTTTATCTTTTCTTAAATATTCTATCTTCTTTAATGCTTCAAAATATTTTTGTTCACCTTTTTTATACTTGTCAAGTATTTGTTTTGCAACATCTGGATTTACAAAGTGTATAATTTCTGATAATACTTTTATAGAGCCAATTGAACCACCTCTTGCCTCTGCCTTTGAGAATATAGCTTCTGCAACAAATCTTTTTGCACTAGGGTCGTGTCTTAATTTTATATCACCGCCAGATTCCAATAGTATTCTCATATCTCTTGTATTACCTTTTGCAGGATACTTAACCATCTTATATGGTTGCCAATCAGTTACACTTTTGATAGCAACTTTTTTGATATATTTTATTTCTTCTTTTCTATCAAAGTTTACCATTTGTAATTGGGCTTCTTTTGTTGTTTTTTTAAGTGATAAAGGAAATAAATCACCACTATCTATTAGATCAGATGTAATAATATTAAGATTTTGAAAACCATAAACTTTTTCTTTTGCACCTTTTAGTTCTTCTTTTAGTGCCTTTTTAGCTTTATCTGTTGCAAGATATATGTCTGCAGGATTCCATTTGTTTAAATTACCAAATTTAGTTTGTGATTTATAACCTGACTTGTTTGCTATCTTAAATAACTTCTCTATAGTTCCCATTATTTCTTGGTCACCTCTATAGTAAAAAATATTCTGAAAACCTTGTTTAGCTATTTTAAAATCGGGATCTATTTTAGTTATGTCGTTGATTAATTTTTTTGCAATCTGTAAAGATGATACGTACCATTTAGTATCTTTCTTTAAAAATAATTCTAATTCATTTAGAAATACACCAGGTGTTTCTATATTTTTATGAGCTGCTTGTAAAGTAGCTTCATTTATTTGACTTCTAAAGTCTGTGTAATCAGGATACTTTTTAGGGTCAAAAAGTTGATTAGTTTTTTTAACACCTATGTAATCTGCGATTGAACAAAATAGTGCCTGTGCTGATTCTGCTAATGTTGTTAAGTCTGCCATACATATATTTATGTATATCTATCGGGCAGTTCTTTGTGTACTTGTTCTAGGATTGTAATTAGATTTACCCCTATCTAACAATTTTTCTTTTTCATCTCTACAATCAAAGAAAGGTGGAAAACCAAACACACCAAATGTTTTGTGTTTATTCTGAAACTTGACAGTTTCTTTTACATCTTCTTCAAAGAAGGACTCTTTTATTACTAACTTACTTGGCATTTCAACAGCTCGCCAAAGTATTTCATTTTTTACTTTGACCATTTCAGTTTTATAGTATATTGATGGTTTTCTTTTTCTTTTTGTTGCCATTGTTATCCTTACAGGTTTAGTATTAATTTAGCTTCTTCACTTAACATATCTCTACTAAATGGTGGAGTATGTGTCAATATAACTTTTACATTACCTTCACCTGCTACACGTTCTACTGCCTCTTTAATATCTTTTTGTATCTGATCTGCCATAGGGCAAAGCATAGAGGTTAGTGTATGGGTGATTGTAACATTTTCTTCTTTTATATCAATATCATAAATCAAGCCTAAATTGAATACATCAATAGATGGCATTTCAGGATCGTAAACTTTTTTTAATTCTTCTATTATTTTATCTTTCTTCATATTTTAAAATCCGAAAATTTATCATAAACCTCAGCAGATTGTGGGCCTGATGGTTTTTCAATCTTCTCCTTACTTTCTTGGTTACTATCTACAATCTGTTGAGCAGATTGTTCTACATCATACAATCTCATCTTACTTCTATCTACACCTATTATAAATGCACGATTGACAGCAGGATCATTATAACGATTTTTTAACTGTTTAACTTTGATTTGGCCTAGTTCTTCTAATTCTTCATTTGATATTAGAGCAAACATAAAGTCAGCAGTTGCAGGAAGACCAAATGATTCTGAAGTATCTTCAAGTCCTACGTCACTTGATAGATAACCAGTTCTAGTTGTTTGTGTAGCAGATACAATAGGTACATTATATTGTACTGCAAGACCTCTTAATTCTTCAGCGATAGATTTAACCATAGTATATGAGTTAATATTGCCACCTTTAAATCTACTACTAGTACATATATTCAAATAATCAATGAATATTAAATCAGGTTTAAATGCTTTCTTTAGGGCAAGTTCATCTAGCAAAGATTTAAAATGACCTGCATGAGCAGACGCCGTAGGATATTCTTTGATAATTAATTGACCATTGGTTTTGTTTTGCATTTTAGATGTTTTATTATCGTATATTTCTTTTGGCATTTCATAAAGATCATCAATAGTTACATCTAACAAGTTAGCGTCAATTCTTTCTGCGATACGTTCTTCAGCCATTTCTAAAGTTATATACAATACATTTTTACCTTCCGATATAACACTACTTGCAACATGACACATAAACAAAGATTTACCTACACCTGTACCTGCAAGAGCAATGTTTAAAGTTTTAGGTGGTAGGCCACCTTTTGTAATTCTATTGAAGTATGAAAGATCAAACTTTAATCTTGCTTCAGTTCTATGATAATATTCAAATCGGTCATCTGCCTGATTAAGATAATCATGCCCTATATGTCTATCAAACGAAACGCCAAGCGCTTCTGATAAGATACTAGGTATCGCTTCTGGTGTATGTTTCTTATCTTTACCATCTATGATTTTGATACCTTGTAATACTGCATTATACACAGCACGATCTTTACAAAACTTTTCTGTTGTATCTAACAACCATTGTTGTTCAACTTCTTCATGTTGTAAACTGTTTAATAATAATTTTGTATTTTTAAATTCGTCTTCGGTAAGAGTCTTGTCGTTTGACAATTCAATTTCAATTGCTTCTTTTGTAGGGAGATTATTATACTTGACAACAAAATCACTTATGATATTAAATAGAGTAACCTCATCTCTATTTCTAAAGAAGCCAGGTTTAATAAATGGTAATGTTTTTCTTGTAAAGTCTTCGTTAAAGACTAGGTTGGATAAAAGTGTCTTCTCAAACATAATGTAGATAACTCCCTATAATATACTTTGGTTGATTGATTGGTTTTTCTCCTGCATGTTTAAATGGCCATAGTGGTGGAAACATTAATACTTTACCTGCCTCTGGTTTAATCTTAATATCATAATCAGGAAATGTTGTTTCGCCGCCATCGTTATCATTTAAATACATAAAAAAAACTAAAAATCTTCTAGCACTATTATAGTTAGTCACATCTACATGTGTCTTAAATTCATCTTCACCGTTAGGTTCATATTTTTTAAATCTTATTTGTTCAAAACCAAATTTCTCTGGCCATTGTTTTATATCATCTATTTTAACATCTTTTGTATATTTGTCAACAAGCTCTCTAAACTTAGGAAAAAGAATATCAGAATACTCTTGCCAATCATTATGCATACTAATATTGATTTCTGTAAATGACATATGATCATCTAATATTGTTTTGACTTGTTGTGAAGCTGAGTCTTCAAACTTATCAATTAAATGTTGACATTGATCTTTTGTCAATACATTATCATATGTTTTTATATAATTATTTTTCAAATTTAATTGATCCATTTTCTAATTGTTTTTCAACTACTTCAATTAATATATCACCTATATAGTTTCTAAAATCAATACTTGTGGTATCAACATCATTAGGATTCTTTTTAATATCATAATCAAACTTTAAAGGCAATTCACCTCGTTCATTTTCTTCAGAAGCAAACTTTACATGGCCATATGTGTATATGATATCCTTGTAAGGGCCTTCCGTAATCTTTATACAACTGTAATCATCAACATCACGTTGAGCAAAAACAAATCTATTCTGCGCCATAGAGGAATTCTTTTTTGGCTGCCTCGTCAATTTGAGCGAGAACATCTTTAGTAAAGAATTTATCAGGTTCATTATTGATAGTTTTAGCATATTGTTTTGATCCATCAGGTAGTTCTATTCTTGTTGATACTGATTTAAATATATTGTGTTTGATAGCAAGTTCCAATAACCCATAGTACTTATCAAGGCCATCTTTATATGTTAATCTTACATCAATTATAGCATTTTCTTTTGTCAACCTTGACTTGTAATTTTTACAATGAATAATATTACCAATGATTTCTTTGCCATCTTTCTCTTTACGTTTAGATAGATATACTATATTACTTGCAGCGTATTTAAGGCCAGAGCCACCACCCATCTCCTTTTGAGGAAACATAGAACCAATTACATCATATGTATGATTGGTCATAATCATAGGTACTTTTGCTTTGCCGAGTTTTAAAGTTAATACTCTAAATGCAGCTTTTACAATCTGCGATCTAGTCATATCTCTTGTTTCTTTACCTTCGGCAGTATCTTCCATTTCTTTTGTAGTAGATAACATTCCTAAACTATCTAAAACAAACATAATAGGTTTTCTATTTTTCTCGTCTTGTTCTATATATTTGTCAATCACTTTAATTGATTGATGTCTAAACTCTTGTACTGTGGCAACTGGTACAATAACCATTCTGCTACTGTCTATACCACGACTTTCAACTAATTCTTTTGTTAAGGCACTTTCTGATTCAAAGTAAATCACACCTGCGTCTTTGTTTTTTTCTAAAAATGCTTTTACTATTCCTAATGCAAAGAAAGTTTTACCTGTTGCAGCTTCACCTGCAATTGCTGTAATTTTATTTGATGGCATACCACCATAGATTGATCCTGATAGTAAAGCATTTAGGGCGTGAGAACCTGTGTCAATAAATGAATCAACGTCACCTGCTTCTACACCCTCACTTACTAGTGTGGCATATTCATTACCAGTTTCTTTTATTATGTCTTTTAAAAAATCACTCATATTAATTCTCCTTAATTGTATCTATTATATCATATTTGTGTTTATTGTCAAGCGTATTAACCTTACAATTGATCTGACAAGCAACAGGTGCTGTATCAGGATTCTTCCAACTATCTGGCAAAATTTTAGTAAACCATTCATTATTTAATATGTTTTTCAACGTATGATTCTTTAAGTTATTCTCATCAAAATTGTATTTACTTATTACTGGATCATTTGCCCAATCAGTTCTAAAATGATTTGTTGGAAAATCTTCTTTTAGATAACAACATTGAAAGACTTGACCATCAGGATTAATCATACATCTTTTTAATTCTTTCCATTTACATATAATTTTTGACATGTACAGCCCTCTCTAATGTTTCATGTTCACCATCTTCATTTGTAAAATTAAATGTATTTAAATCACCATGTAAGAAATCAAATCTATCTGATGGATACGATACATGATTGTGAGAACCATTTTTAAGTGCTAGATTTTTTATTTGTCTATCATAATTTTCATTATGTTTAAACAAAACGGTTTGTGATAAAGGAATAGCATTTGTAGTAGATAATGCTTTTAAAGCAGATAATGATTTTTTTAATGATGTACCTCGTCTATACTTCTGGTGCATTTGTTCATCTACACCATCTACATCTATAACCATTGATAATCTTCTACCACAATATTTTCCTAATCTTATATAGAAATCATCTTTACGAATACTACCATTTGTAGTAATTATAACTTTTGCATTTGAATTATCCATTATGTAATATACAATTGACTCTAAATCTTTTGCCATCAAAGGATCGCCATATGTGCCACAAAAACTATATTCTTTCATATCATCTAAAGTATTTTTAGGAAAATAGTTTTTAAAATCTAACAACGACCAAGTTGTCAATGGTAATTTCATAGCTGTATGTAAACCATGTGGTGATGTTCTTTGACATTGTGGACATCTAGCGTTACATAAGTTTGTTAAATTTATATCTGCTATTTCTATCAAAATAATGTTGCCCTTCTACTGTGCCTAAAGTAATCTAATTTTTCTTTTGAAAAACACCATACGTTTTCAATATATATTCTATTCATAAACTCTGCTTTTTCTTCGTCACTTTCAAATAGTTTATCTGATTTAGGTCGTTGCATAATCCTCATACCTATCTGACCTACAAAGTTATCTTTTAAACTATCAACAAGTTCATCACTACTATAATATCTTTTGTTTTTTATATTAGGATCCATAATGTTTACAAACATATGCTTTGATCTCTCAAAACTCTTTTGAGCGACAGGTAAATAAAAATCATCACGCCATTTAGAATACTCATCAAACTTATGCCATGATTGATTTTCTTCTTTTTCACCACCCTCGTTATACCTTTCTGTAGAAAAGTATGGTGGACTTGTAAATGCACAATCTATATTATCAATTTTATCCCATGGTAAGTCTTCAGCACCACAGTTATAGATAGTTACCTTTTTAGGTTTAGATAAGAAACTATTATATGTTTCTACTTGTTTTAAATATTGTTTGTAAGTATTGGGATTAGGATCACAGCCGATATATTCTTCAGCGTCACTAGTAAAGAAACCTGCAAGTCTATCGCCCCATCCACATGATGTATCTAATACTCTTTTAGCATTTGTCATCTGATAGATTGTCTTTGCTACATTAGGTTTAAATTGTGTTGCAATATATGTACCTAATCTAAACGCTGACATGTAACTCTTATCATCTAATCTACCACCTCTTAATTCTATTTTGTTATCTACTTCAACAGGTTTCATACCATTGATACCACGCCATATAGGACCTAGACAACGCCATATATCTTTTGCTGTACCATGCTCCCATACATCTATAGGTGCTTTGAAACCAAAACTACCACAATTCAATCTTAAATGTTGATGAAAGTAATTTGATATGTCATTGAAATTAGATGGTGCGTCTATGATACCTAGACCATTATCTCTAAAATTATATTTGTAATCATCATATTTTTCTTTTACATTTTTTTCTAATAGTTCTATAGGTTTTACAAACTCCCATACATCTTGTTTTTGTAAAGACTTAAATGCCTGACGCATTGCTTCGTATGAAATCTCCTTTAGAGGAAACGTTGGTCTGTATTCTGCAATATATTCTGCAAGGTCTAGCCTAAATTTTTCTTTACCTATATCGTTAGTGACCGTTTCAAAGGTCTGTTGATCCATTATAGGTAATCTATTTTCGTCTGCGTATTTACTTAGGTAGTTCATCATTCCACTTTCTTAGCATCCAATATATAAATCCATATATCATTATAACACATACTATTGCTATTGTCAATTGCATATTAAAACTTATCTGTTTGATTTCCCCAACTATCCCAACCACTTCTTTGCGTTCTAGCAAATAGTTCTATATAAGGTCCTTCTAATAAGTTCTCTATATGATTGTACATTATATCTGGTTTTCTACTATGCTCTCTACGTTGTTCTACAACTAATTGAGGTACTGATTTACTGATTCGTTTTGGTTTGCCTTTTGTTGCTAATAAACACATTTCTGGATTGCTTCTAGTCCAATAACCTAAACCTGTAAAGAAACCCATACTCTTTTTATTTGTTTTTGTCCAAGTAAATCCTACAGTTTTATATTTAAAACCCCACGCATTAATCACTTCAAACGCTTTGTCTAATAAAGGATCAACAACCCACATTAACAATACTGAATCATTATTTGCAATATCACCAACTTTCATATTTTTAATATCATCTAAATTCATACAATCATAATGTTGATTAGGGTTTCTACCCTCACCCTTTTTACTGTATGATTTAAAATACCAAGGTGGGTCAGCGTATATTACGTTGTACTTTTTACTAATGTCCATATCAATAATATAATAATTAAAAATGCCTTTGTATCAATTCTTGTTATAGCAATTCTTTGGCCCAATTGAAAGAATACAAAGATTGTAAAATATAAAAGTAATAGTGAAGTAATCATAAATTAAATTTTTCGTAAATATCGCTTTTTATTAAATATGCCCACATATCTGCCTCAAAATGTGTTACAATAAAATCAGGATTTTTAGGTTCTTCAAATATTTTATTTGTATCTTCATATCTACCTACTTTAATTGTGTTCATCCATATTGTATAATCAGCATCAAATTCTTTTCTATTCCATTTTGTAGGACAAACAAAGTCAGCAATTAAGTTTCTATTTTCACTAGTTGCTTGATGAGCAAGTAATCTCATTCTGTTTGCTTGTCTATCTCTACCTTCTATAGTGAAATCCCAATCGTTTGCTTCTTTTCTTACTTTATCTGCATTAAGCCATACAGCATTAAACATGGGCACTAACAATTTTGCTAGTGTTGTTTTGCCTGAACCTGGTAATCCAAATATCAATATTTTCATCCGAAAAATGCTTCTAAGCTAGCCTCTTGTTCAAGTTTCCAGCCAATAGAATCTAGTATGAATTTTAATGGGTCGGTAAATGTTTTCTGAAATTGTGTATCGTAATCTACGTACTTGTGTAATTCAAACTCATATGGTATCTTTGTAGAGAAAGAAATAACTGTATCTTTAACTGTATTAGGTTGTTTCAACATTAAGAATTTAATTTTATCGCCATCTTTAATAAGAGGATACTTTCTTTGTAGTTTGTGTTTATTAATATTGTGATTATATATCAATGAACCTTTAACATGTATAGGTGTACCTTTGTTGTAGATGTTTGATGAGTTAGTATATTTGCCAAGGTTGTTACATGATCTAGGAAAAGCAACCTCTTCTGGTGAAAGAGTCATAAAGACTTCTTTAAAATCATTTACAAATTTTATTAGAGAGTCTTCGCTGTCATTCATAATCACACGAATAGCATCCTTAATCTTACCTCTACAGACTTCAGGTGTAGATGATTTAACTGCCTCTACGCCCATAATCTTTAGTTTAGGTATATCATATTTGACGCCTTCTTCATCAAATACATTCATCATATATCGTTTTTTAGCAACCCATATGCCTTTGTTAGCAATTGCTTCTCGTTTCATAATCATTTTTTGTTGATAAGCATTTACATATTTGGCAAGATTTTCAAAACTACTATCAATAACTTTTTGTATTTTTTCTTCAGCTGCTTTATCTAAAAAGTCAACTATTTGTTTTGTTGATTTATCTTTACAGACTTTTTCAACAAGTGTATCTAATTTTAAATAGATTGAATCTGTATCAGACGCTACGACATAGTTCTTATTATCTGTACCTAACAACTTATTCATAAACTTATTTACGTCACGTTCTATCCAACGAATAGATAACTGACCACCTAGTGTAATTGCCTCTGCCTGTTTTACATCAAAGTATCTAAAATATTGATTGCCGATTGCACCATAAGCAGAGTTAAGCGAAATCTTTTTTGCCATCTGTATATTGTGACAACGAGAAATCTCGTTTGAGTAGATTGGGTCTTTTGTTTTTTGATATTCTATCTTGGCTTCAATTGCCTTCTTCTTATATACTACACGTTCGGTATACATCTTCTCCATAAGTTCAGGTAAGAAACCTTGTTTATCTCTTTTAAACATGGCGCCGTTTGGTGCAATAGTCACGTTACGATCTTTTGCCCATTTGAGATTTAATTTTTCATCTAAAAAATTTTCTACACCTACTGCTTTAGGTTCTGTACCTACAAACGTTTCAGGACTAATATTGTATTGCATAATTAAGTGTGGATACAAACTATTTAAATCAAACGAAACAATCCAGTTATGCAAACCTAGTTGTGGATCTTTTACATATGCACCTTCGTATTGTGTGTCCTTAATCTGATCTTCTCTAGGTGGTATTTGAATATTTTTTGTAAGTAAATGATTATAGATGATTGTATCCCAACACCTTACTTGTGAATAAACATCTGTATAGTTTACCTTGTAATCATATGCCATAGTCAGGCATAACTCAATCAGTTTCATTTTGTCTTCGAGTCTATCAACAAGTTCTACGTCTTGTATATTGTACTCTACAAACCTTTGATAATCTTTTGTATAGAAATCTTTAAACGTTTCATATGGGTTATCTAATTTCTGTTCGCCTAGTTCTACCTTAGCAATGTAATTAAGTTTATAACTTTCTTGTCGGACATATGTAAACTTTTTATACAGATCAAAATAATCTAGTACAGATACACCTAGTATATTCCATATTTGATTGCTTTTATTACCAAGTTGTATTCTATCTGCATTGACATAATTCCATGGTGACATTTTATTGATTGTATCATTATCAAAGATATATCTCATACGATTCATAAGATAAGGCATATCAAAAAACTTTACATTCCAACCTGTTAGAATATCAGGATGATTCTTACACCAGAATTTTAGAAACTCTAGCAACATGTGCTTTTCATTTTGACATTTTACATAAGTTACATTTGTCTTTTTAGAAATGAAGTCACCTGTACCCCATGTGATAATCTGTTTATTGCTGTGATTTTTTATAGTGATACAAATAATCGTTTCTTTTGCAGTATCTGGATCGGGAAAGCCGCCTTCACACTCGGTTTCTATATCAAGTGTGAATATCTTAATGTAGTCTTTGTTCCACTTCATCTCGCCTTTGTATTCGTCAGCGATGTATTGATAGTTGTATCTATTCATACCAAAGATTTTATACTCTGGTATAGGTGCATACTCACTATAGAAATGTTTTGCTTTTGATATAGAATCAAATCGTTTTGCTTTTAGATTAGTACCATCTAAAGTTTTATATTTTGATTCTTCTTTTGTAGGTAGGTATAGTGTAGGGCTATAATTGATACGACTTAAATAAGATTGCCCATTATTGACACCTCTAATAAGAAGTTTACCTTTATGCTCTACAACATTTGTATAAAAACTACTCGCCAAATTCATATCTTATTATAACACGATTGATTTTAAAAGTCAATACTATGTGATAATTTTACTTTTAGGTGTAACTATCTGACCTGTATTTTGTTGATATGCACCAATCATATTATCATCTGGTGTAGTGTCAGTAATTATATTTGCCTCTTTGATATGTATAACTTCATCCTTTGTGTATGGTATGTATGGATGGAATCCTATTTGCATAGGTTTGCCTGGTTGTCCTTGCATTGGTATTAATACAAAAGGTTTCTTTATTGCCAAGTGATCTGCTCTATCACTTTCTTGTGGCGTACCTATTACGTCCTCTCCAGATGAGAGTCTGTATAGTCTAATCATAATATACTCCTATTCAGTTTTGTTTTCTTCAGTTGGTTGTTTCTTGCCGATGTTATATTTTGCTTGCAAATTCCATTCGTTTTTTTCTTTGAAAGCAATAATTTTGATTTGTGATAAAGGTGCTTTGTTTTCAGCAGCCTCTGATTTGACTATAGATAATAAATTCCAGTCTTGTAATAAAACTGATATTGTGTTACGTCTTTGAATATCATTCTCAACTAACGTAGCTTTCTTACCATCTAAAGCAAAAAGTTCTTTGAAATGTACTATGTAATATTTACCTTGTTTATGTAGTATGTGACAACTTTGAAATAAAGTTTTATCTTTACGACTTGCAACACCTATTCGGGACAAGGTTTCCCTAATCTTTAGAAAGTCATCTGGCTGTTTGAGTGTAACCTCTAACATCTGCTCAGGTGACCAATTAAAATTCTCGTCACTCATTTTTTTCTCCCACCCTTATCAAGTTTTTCCTTAATAAGATTCAATTGTTTCTTATCCAGTATGTCAAGGGCTACCTTTGCTTTTGCATTGCTATAACCATAATATTCTTTTACATACTCTAAATTTTTTGATTTAGTAGTTGTAGTCCACTTACCACCAAACCTCTTTCTCTTACGAATACTATTTAGTAGAAAATGAAACTGTAAACGTTTGGTGAGGCTGTGATGAAAATTCATCTCATTTGCCATCATTATAGCGTCAACATGCTGTGATAAACAACGATTTATTACGTATGGTGGGTACTTCTTTTCCCAAGTGAGATCATCTCCGTCTAGCAAATTAACTTTTGTCCAGTTAAGTGCATTGAGATAATCAGATAATTTGTATTCTATCATAATATAATTTCTGGTGCCGCTTCACGGATTTGAACCGCGGACCTACTGATTACAAATCAGTTGCTCTACCAACTGAGCTAAAGCGGCCCATTGTTAGTGTTTTCTTTCGTGTTTCTTATGACCTTTATGAGAGCCCATATAGTAATCGCCTGGTTCATAATCCCATCTCTTACCGTGATGACCTCTTATATCAGCATACCACATTCTTAACTTCACTATCAAAGTTCTAAAAAATGTTCTTCTTGCCATTTCATCCTCTATTTAAATTTACATTCTGCCATGATTTGTGTTAGGCACGCAACCATATTTATCTCATGGTCTGCCACAAAGGCTGATTTATATTGATAATCAGCAATTGTTAGAACGGCTGCAGGGATAGATTGAGGTTGTAGATGTTTATATAGAATATCATAGATACCAGTAAACAAAGAAGATGGATCTTTATCAAGGTTTTGAACAACCCATTTTCTCATATCACCGAACCTTTTCTCTTTTAGAAATGAAATCAATTGTTTATTATTGATTTCTGACATAGATACAAGTATACCACTATCTATCTTACCTCTTACAGAATATCTTTGTAATTCGTTTATCGTTCTTCTAAAATCTGGATAGTGTCTTTGTATTAGTTCAGCAAGTACTTTGTTATCAAACTCTATATTCTCTGCCTTCAATACATCACCTAGTCTTTTAAGAAATGCAGTAGCAGTTTTTACTTTCTGACCATTAGTAATACGAAAATCAATAACTGTACAACGACTATGTAATGCAGGTATGATTTTGTTTTTGAAATTACAAGTAAATATAAATCTACAATTCTTGTAAAACGTTTCAATGAAATTACGCAACGCAGGTTGAACACTATCGGCATTCATATAATCTGCCTCGTCTATAATAACAACTTTATGATTAGAACCGCCTTCTAGTGATACACTAGAGGCGAAGTTTTTGATTGTGGTACGTAAAGTATCAATATGTCTACCTTCATCTGAACCATTGATGATTAAGTAATCAGCACCTAGTTCTTCACACAAGGCACGAGCAACTGTTGTCTTACCCGTACCTGCTGTGCCTGAAAGGAGAAGATTAGGAATTTCTTTTTGTATTAGAAACTTACTAAAGGTATTCTTTAAATCTTCAGTTAAGATACATTCTGATATTTTTTTAGGACGGTATTTTTCAACCCATAGAAAATCTGACATATAACAACCTTAAAATGTTGAGTCAGCTTCTAAAGCGATCCAGTATTGTACTTGTACCTTTTTGTTTATGAAGTGAGCAATCTTTGCCTTTGATAATGCAACATTATAATCACCAGGAATAATCTTCATATTCTCGGCCTTGATATATGCAGTAAACTCTATATCAGTTTCGCCTACAATAATAGACGATTCGTTAGAGTTGCTATTCTTCTTATCTAATGCAACTAACTTAATCTTACCATCTTCACCTTTAAATGCAATATCAGGTAGACTTAAATTAGTATATAATTTTTTAACAGACTCATAGTCAGCATTGTTCAATGAGAACGATACTGTTTTGTCTGGCATTGTTATTGATTTAGATGGATATCTTAACGTTGATTTATCAGCAAAAGCATATCTCGCTGACAAACTAGTTTTCTCATCTTGTATTTTTAGGTTTGAAGAACCATTGAAATTCAGTACAGGTTGTGTAAAAGAATCCAATGCTCTTAAAAACTCTGGCAAATCATATACACCAAATTCAGTTTCAAACTCATCTGTAACATTGGCTTCTGCCATAATGTTTTTCATTGTAGAAACTGTACTTAATTGTTTACCAGGTTTAAATAGTATATTAGCATTTATATCACTAAAATTTCTTAATATACTAATTGTATTATCACTTATTTTCATTTCTTATCCTTATCATTATTTAATAATAGTATAACATAATGTAATGCTTTAAGCAAGTCTTTACGATTATAACCACTTTTTCTGCCATACCTTGACAAATACTTAATTGCATTTGCCTGACAAAAATCACTTTTAATTCCAATAGACTTTAATAAATCTAAAGTTTGGATACCATCTTTACCAGACGAGTAATGTTGTCCGTATGTGGACTCAATGTACTCTTTAATCTCTTTTAAGATTTTATCCTCATTGTATTTCATAATATTATTATATCACTAAATTGCGTTTGAGTCAAGCCTACTTGCTTGTAGATATTTTAAAACTTTTTCAGGAGTAGATTCCTCATAAGGGTCTCCTGATGTATTGTTACCTTTACCAGGTTCTACAAACATTTGTTCTATTACACCATTGTTTACAATCATAGCATATCTCCATGATCTCATACCAAAACCTATAACAGTTTTCTCTACAAGCATATCCATTGCGTCTGTAAAGTCACCATTACCATCAGGTATTACTTTAACGTTTTCTAGTTTTTGATTTTGTGCCCAGGCATTCATAACAAACGAATCATTTACTGACATACAATATATGTCATCAATATTGTGTTGTTTAAACACACTATATAATTTTTCGTATCCTGGTAATTGTTGAGTTGAACATGTAGGAGTAAAAGCGCCTGGTAATGAAAACAGTATAACTCTCTTATCTTTAAAATACGTATTCGTATTTGTATCTGTCCATTCGCCTAGCGATCTTACTCTAAAATTTACTTCTGGTACTCTATCACCTTGTTTCATATTATATTCCTCATATTATTTAATTATATATTGTACACTAAAATTTTAGTTTTGTCAATAACTCAACATATTTAACTTTTTTTCTATTTGTTTTATTTGATTATATTTTAAAAATAATTCGTATAGTTTATTATAGTTTTTTACTTTATGTTTTTTATTAGGATTCTTTTTAATAAAAGAATCTTTATTATATATAATATTCTCATATATATAAAATTCATTTTTCCATTCTATTATATCATCCATATACATCAAATATTTTTCTATTCTATACTCCAACATATCTTTAAACATATCTAAAGGAATTTCTAATGAATCATAATGTTCATCTTTTATATTAAGCCAACGATTAATAGTTTGTGCAATACATCGGCTTAGTGTGCTATCGAAAAGATTTCTATGTAAAAATATTTTTCTTGTAGCAGGTATATCAAAAAAAGATTTATTAAAATTAGGATATGTAATTTGAGATTTTAATATCACACTTTTATAAAGTCCATAATTAAGAGTCTCAACTATTTCTTTTGGAGAATATTTTGTTTTTTGCAACTGATTAGAATTTGAATGAAATCCTTCCCCTAACCACAGATAGTCTTCATCATAATTGTTAAGGCCAGGAGTAAATATATCGTATTGAAAAGCTGTACTTCCATTTCTGTCAGCACTAATAATTACAATATTATCAAAGTTTTTCAAAAGCCCACTCTCTTTCATTATATACTCCTTATAAAATTTAATAATATATTATACTCGATTCAATTCACAAAGTCAATACTCTATATACTTTGTAATCTTGGATCTTTTGATGTGATATTTTTGTCTGCTTTTGGTCTTGCGATTGAGTCTTTTGATCTTTTTCTCAATTGAGCTTTAGCAGAATTTTCTCTACTTCTTTCAGTAAAGATTTTTTTTAAATCCCATTTAAAATTCATACACCCTCCTTTTATAGTTAGGTGCGTTCCTTCAGCATTTGCTTACTTCCGACTCATAAGAGTTGAACGATATAAAGTATTTATATCTGGTATGCGTTTGAAACATACCAGATATTGGTTTTATTATTTGATTGAGATAGTTCTAGGTTTTTTATGTTCTGGAACTATTCTCTCTAAAGACACTTTTAAAAGACCATCTTTTAATTCAGCACCTTTAACTTCAACATCTTCAGCAATTGTAAAAGATTTAGTGAAGTATCTTTTAGCGATACCTTTATGGATTACTCCATCCTCGTCTTTATCTTTAGTTGCTTCTACAGATGATTTGATATTTAAGACACCATCTTCCATATTGATTTCAATATCTTTTTTATTGAAACCAGCAAGTGCTAGTTCAATATTGTAAGTAAAATTACCTGTCTTTACGATATTGTATGGTGGGTAGTTATATCTAACCATTTCGTTGAAATTGTGGTCGTCCATCATTCTTTCAAAATGGTCGAACACATTATCAAACCCAACGGTTACTGGTCTTAATTGATTGAATATACTTAATGCTTTATTAGTCATTATAACTCCTTTTGTTAAGCAAGTTTATTTTAAATAGAACCCATAATGGCGTTCTACATTTATTTATATAATCATTATTATACAAATGTCAACCCTACTTATAGAAATTCACTAGGCTGAGGATCCCTACCAGTTCCCTAGTGAATATCTATAAGTGGTAGTTTCGTTTTGTCACGGAGTTAAACTACCAAACATCACCGATTTATATGGGTTGTTTTAGATTTTTAATCAACGTACAACCCCAACGTTTCTATACCCCTACTAGGTCTTATGAATTGCCTCGTAGTAATAATATATATACAACACAGACGGCATAGAAATTCTTAAATTTTCTTAACTTTAACTCCTTTTATGTACTTGTAACCTAACATCTCATCATTTGCTTTTTGAGCTTTTCTGATTGTTTTAGAACGTTCTTTTGCTTTTTCACGTTTTATTTCTGATGGTTTAGAAAAATATTGTTTTGATCTTAAATCTTTAACAATCCCTGCCTTTTGTACTTTCTTTTTAAGAATACGCATAGCCTTCTCTAAATTGCCATCTCTTACTTCTACTGTAATGGCCATTATCTATTTACCTCCCATCTCATTTTTTGGTTGTTTTTCCCATACTGGTGGGTTATCACCACCAACATCAAAGTCGTGGTATGATCCTTTTTTATATGTATC